CAGAACGGTGTCTACACTCCGAACGAAGGCAGACACCTGCTTGACCTCCCGTCACAGGAAGGCGGCGACAGCTTGATCGTAAATGGCAACTATGTGCCGCTGACAATGGTTGGCGCTGCATATGGAATATCAGGGGAAGGAGGTAGCGGAGATGATCCTGAAGATTAACGGCGACATCGTCGGGAATGACTGGAAGGAAGTCTACGACTGGTTTGGTATTGAATGCACCTGCCCTGCAGACGTCCGAGAGGCACTTGCGACCATGCCGGAAGGTGACCGCCTGCAGGTAAAAATTAACTCCGGCGGCGGAGATGTGCTCGCAGGCCAGGAGATTTATGCAGCCCTGCGTGAGCGTGATGACGTCGATATCGAGGTGGAGTCGCTGGCTGCCAGTGCCGCGTCTGTCATTGCTATGGCGGGGCCCAGCACGATTTCCCCTATCGGCATGATTATGATTCACAATGTGAGCACTTACGGCAAGGCCGGCGACAAGCACGACATGAAGAAAGAAGCTGAAGTGCTTGGAACCTTCGATGAAGCATTGGCGAATGCCTATGTTTATAAGACCGGCAAAGAACGCGATGAGATTCTCAAGATGATGGATAAAGAGACCTGGCTGACAGCTGAAAGAGCTGTGGAGCTGGGTTTTATTGATCATATTACATCCGGCGCGGCACAGCAGGTCACAAACGCTGTAGGCGGCATGAAAGTCACCGACGCGATGCTCGCACAGTACAAGGCCCACAAGGCCCAGGAAGAAAAGAAAGCAGCCATGAAGGCTGACATCTTAAGAGATCTCGATAAGTTCGGGATCGGAAAGGACTGAGAAATGAATAAGGTTGACATGCTTGATGCTATCAACGCAAAGAAACAGCAGGTCATTGACCTGGTAAACGCTGACAAGCTCGACGAGGCCAAGGAAGCCAAAGAAGAGCTCCAGACCATGCAGGACAAGTTCGACCTGCTTGATGATATCGAAGTAGAGGACAAAGTAAAAGTAGAAGATGCTGAGGAGGTTACACCGATGGCAGAGATTAAAAAGGACGCTATTCACGAGTTTGCGATGGCCGCAAGGAACCGCTTCAAGAACACCATGACCGAAGGAACTGCTGCAGACGGCGGCTATACCGTTCCCCAGGACATCCAGACCAAGATCAATGAGTACAAAGAGGCGAAGTTCAGCCTGAAGAAACTGGTGAATGTCGAGAACGTCACCACTATGAGCGGCCGCCGGATCTTCAAGGTGAAGACCACCCACACCGGTTTCTCTTCTGTGAACGAGGGCGCTGCTATCGGCCAGAAGGCAACTCCGACCTTCTCCAAGATCGATTATACGATTGACAAGTTCGCCGGCATCCTTCCGGTCACGGATGAACTGCTTGCAGATTCCGACGCGAATATCTCCAACGTGCTGATCAAGTGGCTTGGAGATGAGTCTGTTGCGACTGAGAACGCGCAGATCCTGAGCCTGATCAATCCCGGCAGCACCGGCACTAACATCGCTTCCCAGCCGATTGACGGCATCAAAACTGCCCTGAATGTCACCCTCGGCCAGGCATACGCTGAGAATGCCGCAATCATCACCAACGACGACGGTTTTAATTTCCTCGATACCATAAAGATCACCGGATCCAATGAGTACCTGCTGAAGCCGGCGAAGGATCAGACCGCTCCCACTCCGTACACTCTGGCAGTCGGTGCGAGACTTGTCCCCGTCGTGGTCGTTCCGAACGCCGTCTTCCCGTCCACCGTCGTGGCAACTGGCGACAATGCCGGAACCTACATTCCGTTCGTGGTCGGCGACCTGAAGGAAGCTGTCGCTTTCTTTGACCGTCAGCAGCTTTCCATCATGACCAGCAACACCGCGTCCATCAATGTGACTGAGAACGACACCACTACTGTTCTGAGCGCATTCGAGTCTGACCTGACCCTGTTCAGGGGCATCATGAGATTCGACGTCGTTTCCCGCGACTCCGACGCGATCGTGAAGCTCTGCGTAAAAAAATCCTGACCGTCGACGCTGACAGTGACGGCGTCTACTCGGAGGACGAGTTGAACGCGCAGCCTGTCCGGGTGCTCCAGGCGTTGGCGGAGGAGCTTAATTACGACACCACGGGCGAGACAAAAGAAGAGCTGGTAGCAGACATTCTTGACGGTCAGGCTGTCGCGATCGAGGCAGAGGCAGACACAGATGAGGACGGAACCTTTACGGAAGAAGAGCTCACCGCGCTGACGATTGCGCAGATTAAGGCTCTGGCTACGGAGAGAGGTTACACAATCACCGCGACCAAGAAGGCTGACATTATCAGCGAATTTTTAGCACAGGAGGGATAAGCCTATGACATGGGGCGAGATGGCAAGCGCGACACTCGCAGAGGTGCAGGCCGCCGGGAAGCTCGACCCGGTCAAGGACTACCTCAGAGTAGACGGCGAGGATGATGACCAGATGGTGTTCTCCTGTGTGAAGGCGGCATATCGGTACATCTTGGACGGAGTGGGCGAGTTCGATGAGGACTCCCCGACCGCCGAGATGCTCCTGCTCGCCATCACGCAGGATCTTTACGACAACCGCACGTTGACAGAATCCGAGCAGCAATGGAAAATGCGGCAGTCGTACACCTACCAGTCGATCATCCTCCAGCTTCAGATGGAGAAAAGCCTGCGCGAGGAAGGTGATGACGCATGAGCCGGACGAAAGGACTCGATCCGGGGCGGCTGAATCACCGGATCACGATCAAGCGGTACATGGAGACGGAGGACGAACTCGGCAACACCATCAACACACTCGAAACGCTGAAGAAGGTGTGGGCCGAGGTCAGGCCGCTCCGGGGTAAAGAGTCGCTCGAGTACTACAAGGACGTGCATGATCAGCTTTTTAAGGTTACGATCCGATACACGGACGTGACAGTGACCGATGTGGTGGTTTTCGACGGGGTGCAGTACCGCATCCAGTGGATCACCGACCCGCTGATGGATCACAATTACTTGGAGCTGATGTGCACGCGCCTTGAGGAGCACGCCGTGCTGGAAGAGGAGGGCTGATATGGCATTTGAGTTTGACATTTCCGGCATCTCCGACCTTGCCCGTGACGTGGACAAAGTATGCCGCACCTGCCCGGACGAGCTGAACACCGCCATGAAAAAAGCGGCGAAGGGTTGGAAGGATCTTTGCAACAGCAAATTCCCGGCATCGTATGACTCGGGGAAAAGGCCTTTTCGAAAGAACTGGACCACCAAAAGCACCTACGGCGTGACCGGCATCATCGAGGAGACGGAGATCGCCAACAAGGCACCGCATTTTCACCTTGTCGAAGAAGGTCACCGAAAATTTGACTTCCATGGCAACGACACGGGCGGCTTCGTGCCCGGACGGCACTACGCTGAGCAGACCCGAGAAGAGTGGCGGACGGAGTTTCCGAAGGTGGTTAAGGAGCATCTCGACAGGGCTTTGGACAAAGGAGGCTTTTGATGGTCAGATATGCAAACATCATCTCGGCGGTCAACAGCATCCTGCAGCAGGCTTATCCTGGCATCAAGCGGTACGGCAACGACACGGTAGACAAGGCGACCCCGCCGTACTTCTTCGTGGAGGTTGTGCCGTTCGGAACGGATTACCTGAGCCGCAACATGATGCACCGCCGGTGCTCCGTCAAGATCACTTACAATCAGCGGATCACCGATCAGGTCGACAACCTGACCAAGATCGAGGAGATCCGGCAGGCCATCGGCATGGTTTTCACGCCGGACGGCGAGCCGGTACGCCGGTTACTCGTGCAGGACTACACGCACGACTATGTCGGCACAAACGATAACATCTTGCAGATCTCTTTCACACTCGACTGGCACGAGTCCACCGAGGTGCACGAAGGCGATCTGATCGAACATGTGGATACTGTTTACACACAGGAGGATTAAGCTTATGGCTACATTAAAGGCACCGAGCGTGACCATCGCTTTTCATGAGCGCGCCGCCTCCCGGATCGCGAGGGGCACCCGTGGGGTGGTCGCTCTGATCCTTAAGGACACCACGGCACAGACCGCAGTCGTGTATGATGTCACCGACATCCCGGCGGGTCTGACGGATCTTAACGCTCAGCTCATCAAGGACGCGCTTGTCGGCTATCAGACCACGCCGAGCAAGGTCATCGTGTACGTCCTCGCGGACGGCGAAGAGGTTGACTACGCCCCGGCTATGGATTACTTCGACACCGAGGACTTTGATTACATGGCGGCACCGTATGCGACCGAGGACGGCGCGGCGGCTGACCTTGTAACATGGATCAAGAGCATCCGCGAGAATGACTACCGCAAGGCGAAGCTCGTCATCAACAACGCCGCCGACACGGAGGGCGTGATCAACTGGGATTCTACCCTGTACAGGACCGGCTCTGACGATCCCGTGACGGCTGCCTATGGATCCGCACGTATTGCCGGACTGCTCGCAGGCACCGCCATGACGGCATCCGCTACTTATGCACCGCTGACTGATTTCGCGGACTGCGCTCGGCTCACCAAGGAGCAGAGGGATGCGGCGGTCGGAGCGGGCAAGCTGGTCGCATTCTGGGACGGCGAAAAGGTCAAGATCTGCCGGGCGGTTAACAGCTTTGTGACCACAACCGGCGACAAGGGCGACAGCTTCAAAAAGATCAGGCTCGTGGAGATCATGGACCTGATCCGCACGGACATCAACAGCACGATTCAGGACAGCTACATCGGCAAGTACATCAATTCGTATGACAACAAATGCTTGCTGGTCACGGCAATCAATGCCTACTTCCAGTCGCTTGTCGATGAGGGCGCGCTCCTCGGCGGCTCCTGCGAGATCAACGTGACGGCTCAGCGTAATTACATCGCAGGCAAGGGCGTGGATGTGAGCAAGCTCACCGATCAGGAGATCAAGGAGTACAACACGGACTCCCACGTCTTCCTCGCGGCGACCCTGTCCATGGCGGATGTCTTCGAGGATGTAGTCCTCGACATCTCGATTTAACGGAGGTGACAGCATGAAAGAATTTATCAGCAATCAGGTCATGAATGGCACCTGGGGCGAAGTATGGGTCGACGATGACTATATTGGCGAGGTCGAGTCCGGGCAGGCGTCCGTGGAGATCACCTACACCGCCATCAAGAGAGTCCGTCACCTGATCGACGGTCAGAAGATGACCGCCATCGCAGGCAAGGGAAGCATTAAGCTCCACCATGTGCGGAGCAACATCTCCAAGAAGATCTCCGACATCCTGAAGTCGGGCAAGACCCCGGACTTCAAGGTCATCATGAAACTTGCTGACCCGGATGCACTCGGAGCGGAACGTGTGGCTCTGTACGGGTGTAAATTCGACAAGGCGACCCTCATGGACTGGGAGGGTGGCAAGAACTCCGAGGAGTCCTACAGCTTCACCTTCGAGGACTGGGAGTATCTCGATTACGTAGAGGCATGACAAGCAATTAACTAAGCACGAAAGGCGGCGCGTATATGGGCAACATTATCAGCATCAAAGAGATGATGCAGATCGACCGGGAGAAGCTGGTCGAGAAGGCTACAAAAGAAGTCAAGGCGAGACACCTGAGCAAGGTCATGGGCAAGCCGGTGTATATCAAATTGCAGGCTCTGTCCGGCAACACGTTTGCATCCATCATGCAGATGGCTCAGGGCAAGGACGGCAACGTGGACATCGGCAAGAGCCGCGTGGCGCAGGCTCAGATGGTGCTCCGGGGCGTGATCGAGCCGAACCTCCGGGACAAGGAGCTCCTCGAGTATTTCGGGGCACCCACCCCGAAGGAGCTGGTCGAGATGCTCTTCCCCGGCGGGGAGCTGGTCGACATCGCCAATCAGATTGGCGTCCTGAGCGGCTTCCTGGACGAGACCGAGGACGGCGTCGATGAGGCAGACCTTGGCGACGAAGTAAAAAACTAATCGAAACTGACGGAGACATGGCGGCGATGTACTACTTGTTTGTAAATCACCACTGGCCTCCGTCAGTGTATTTTGATGCCCACGAATCCGACAAAAGGGTGATCCTCGGGTTCATCCGTGCGGAGGTGGAGCATTACAAGGACTTAGAACGGGAAACGGGAGGTTGACCTAATGGCAGACAAAAAAATAGAAGTTCGGATGCGGTTGGTTGACCAATTCACCGGATCATTCCAAAAGACCATCAAGGCGATGGAGTTCGGCTCAAAAACCGCGCTCAAGTCGTGGAAGAATGTGGAGAACGTAGGCAAAAGCGTGTTTGACGCAGGCACGAAGATGACGGCAGCCGTCACGCTCCCGCTTGCCGGTCTTGCGGCGGCATCGTACAAGACCTACGATTCAGTCGACAAACAGCTTGCGTTGGTCAAGGCGACCATGGGCGATACGGCCTATGCGACCGCTGACCTGTCGAAGGCACTCGAGGATGCGGCGGTTAACTCAATTTTCTCGATGGACGAGGGAGCCAATGCGCTCGTCAACTTCGCCCGGCAGGGTTGGGATGCGGCACAGGCGGCTGATATGCTTGCTCCGTCGATGTCACTGGCGGCAGGCACTGCGACCGACCTTGATGTCGTGACCGCTGGCCTCGGCAATACGCTGAAGGCTTTCGGGGCAAGCTCTGACGAGGCGGCACACTATGCCGACATGTTCACGAAGGCGCAGGCGCAGGCCAACACCAGCGTAACCGAATTGATCGACTCCATGTCGGTGGCGGGCCCGATTGCCAAGACGGTCGGGTGGGACTTCGAAGACATCGCCACGCTGATCGGTGTGTTCGGCGATAACAGCATCTCGGCATCCGAAGGCGCCAATGCCCTGAAGACCGGCCTCCTGCGTCTGTCAGGCGGCAACACCACGGCGAACAAAGAGCTCGACAAGCTCGGCATAAGCCTTTTTGACGCCGAGGGCAATATGAAGAGCATGGTTGACGTCATCGACACCCTGCAGGTGGCGTTTAAGGACATGACGTCTCAGGAACAGTTGGAGAGTGCGTCCAAGCTGTTCGGCACCAATCAGGCGTCTAAGTGGCTGGCCCTGATTAACGGTCCCGGGCTCGATGGACTCACCGAAATGCGTGACAACATAACCGGGGCAAACGGCGATGCCCAGAGAGCCGCAGACGCACTGGTCACTCCGATGGAGCGGCTGTCGTCCACCTTTGACGTCTTTAAGGTTAAGGTCGGGCAGACGGCGGCAAAGTATCTCACGCCGCTCGTTGAAAAGCTCACCAACCTGATTGACAGATTTCGTCAGCTATCCCCTGAACAGCAGAATAGCATTGTGAAATTCGCCGCTTTTGCCATGGTAATCGGCCCGGTGCTCATGATGATCGGCAGGCTCGTCATCTTTGTCGGCAATGTCGGCACCGCTTTCAGTAAGTTTGCCAAGGCGGGAGGCATCGTAAAGGGTGCCCTCGCGGGGATTACTGCGCCCGGCTGGCTTGTGGTAGCAATCATCGCCGCCATCATGGTAGTCGTGGCGGTCTGCATCGCCCGGTGGGATGACCTGAAGGCCTGCCTTGAGTCGGTCAAGCCGTCCATCGATTCGATCAAGGAGAAGTTCGACCATATCAGGCAGAAGCTCGAGCCAATCATGCCCGTGCTAGAGAAGGTGGGCAGTGTGTTCGTGGAGATCTTCACCGGGACCATACTTGTGGCGGTCACCGCCTTCGTGGGCTTCTTTACGGGAGCACTCGACGGCGCAATGAATGCCTTCGTGGGCATCTCCGACATCATCAGCGGCGTGGTCGGCGTGATCGACGGCATCGTTCACGGTAACTGGGAAAAGGTCTGCAACAGCTTCAAGGACATTTTCGTCGGCGTGATCGAGCTGATGACCGCACCGATTGCTACCCTGACCGGGGCGATCTCCGGCATCGGCAGTGCAATTGACGGAGCCATTAAGAAGCTCCAGGGACTCGGCAAGCAGAAGGTCGAGGTGCCCGTGGTCGGTGTATCCGGCGGCGGTGGCGGCATCCCGTCACCGAGAGCCAAGGGTGACGTGTACTGGCGCGGCGGTCTTGTGCAGGTGCATGAGCGCGGCGGTGAGATCCTCGACCTGCCGCACGGCACCCGGATCTACCCGCACGACGTCTCCATGGCTATGGCCAAGGGCTCCGGCGGCGTGACGGTCGCAAAGCTTGCAGACAGTATCGTAGTGAGAGAGGACGCGGACATCGACCGCATCGCCGACAGGCTGGTGCGTAAGATCCGCATAGCAAAATCCGGGATGGGAGGCATGAGCTTCAGTGGAAATATGGCTTAAGGGATCAAAAAAGTTAAGACTGCCCGTCCTCCCGGAGTCGTACTCCGTCACGGAGGATCAGCAGGTCGAGATCGTGAACGTCAACGCCTTGGGCGACATCGACCTCGGCGGCAACCGGGGACTCGAGAGCATCAGCCTGTCGAGCTTCTTCCCCCGGCACTATGACGCAGGCTACTGCGAGTACAGCAACCTGAAGTCCCCGAAGGAGTGCGTGGAGATCATAAAGACCCTCAAAAGGGAGGGCGTGATCCGGCTGATCATCACCGGCACGCGGATCAGGACGCAGGTCAGGATCACGTCTTTTGAGTACTCCGAGAATGACGGCACCGGGGACGTCAATTTCAGCATTGAGTTCACGGAACACCGGCAGGTACCGATCGGCGTCTCCAGTGTGGTGACCCTCACCAATGCGGACGGGCAGACCACACAGGAAGAACAGCCGACCGAGGAGACCACCCGGACGGAGCCGGACACATCGTCCGTGCAGACCTACACGGTCAAGGAAGGGGACTGCCTGTCCTCCATCGCCCGCCGGATGACCGGTGCAGCTGACTGGTCGGCGATTTACGAGCAGAACAAGGACACCATCGGCTCCAACCCGAACCTGATCTACCCGGGGCAGGTGCTGACCATTACGGGGGCAATGGCGGATGAAAGTCAAGCTATATAAGCCCGGCGGGGCTACTTACGACATCACCGGCGCGTGTGCCAAGGTGGGATGGAGCGGCTCGTGGTCGCAGGCATGCAGGCAGGCGGAGTTTGATTATCTGAACGCCCCGTATGACAAGAGCCTGAGCATCCCCACGGTGGCGGTCGGTGACTTCATTGGGCTGGAAGATGACCGAGAGGGCGAGGTGTTCTTCGGGCAGATCTTCGGCACTGAGAAGTCGAGCGCAACCGGCACAATCAGCTACACGGCGAACGACATGATGAAGCACCTGCTCGAATCTCAGGGGCAGTATGTGTTCAAAAACACGACCCCGGAGGCGATCGCCGCACAGGTATGCGCCGACGTGCAGGTGCCTGTCAGGACGCTGACGGCTACGGGCGTCAACATCGAGTCGCTGATCTGCGATCAGATGAGCCTCTACGACATCATCATGGCGGCTTACACGCAGGCACACAAGATCGACGGCTACCGCTACTTCCCAATGATTTACAAGCGTGGGTTCTCCGTCTACCGCACCGAGTGGACGGTGGCGGGGTACACCCTGAGCGATGCCTCGAACATCGAGGAGAGCTCCATCGAGGAGACGATGGAGAGCATCGTCAATCGCGTGAAGGTCTACGACGACAAGGGCAATCAGGTCGGGCAGGTGGACGATGACGAGTCCGCCGGTCGCTTCGGCGTCTTCCAGCAGATCTACAAGCAGGAGGACGGCGTGGATCCCACGACGGCGGCGCAGGGGATGCTGAAAACGCTCCCGAAGCAGACGATCCACATCAAGGCCGTCGGGGATATTAACTGCATTTCGTGCTACTTCATTACGGTCAAGGATGCGGCGACTGGGCTCTCCGGGCGATACTGGATCAGCTCCGACTCCCACACATGGGAGAACGGGGTGCACCACATGGACCTGGAGCTGACCTTCGAAGCCCTGATGGATGAGAAGGAAGGGCAGACAGAGGAGGAGAAAAAGGCATGAGCTGGGCGAACGATTTGGCGGCAATGATGGCATCCAATGACTCGATCATGGGGCGTGGGCTCCAGCTGGCGACCATGTCCGGCCCGACATCACTCGCCATCGGCGACCTTGCGCTTGACGGCTCGGATCTGCTCTTTGCGGAGCACCTGATCAAGCCGGTGGCGACGAAGGTTGCCGGGACATGCCCTGCGGACGGCGGGTCACTCGGTGATACATCGACTTATATCCCTGCCCTGCAGGCGGGCGATCAGGTACTGGTCTATCAGATATCGATGAGTAAATTCTTGGTGATTGAGAAGGTGGTGAGCGCAGGATGAGCATTTTACCGTCTTTCATGGAGACAGCGGTCGCCGCTCAGATCTCCACGACTACGGCGATCCCCGTGCCGAAAGAGTACGGGATTGACTTTGACACCGGTCAGCTGACAGGCAAGGTGGTCGAGGGGCTCGAAGCCATTAAGGTGTGGATATGGTGCTGTATGCGGACACCGCGCTTCAGATATCCGATCTACACATGGCAATACGGGACATCCTTTGAGGACTACATCGGCACGGTGCTGTCAAATGAATATGTCGAGTCAGACTGTCAGGCGGAGATCACGGAGGCCCTCATGGTTAACCCGTACATCACGGGCATTGAGGATTTCTCGGCGGTCCGGGACGGCGCCGTGCTCCGGGTGCGGTTCACCGTCCTGACCCGGCTTGGAGAGATAGAGGTGAGCGACTATGTATGAGACTATGACACACGACTATCTGCTCGAGGACGCGAAGCAGTACGTCGGCGGGGGGGTACAGAAAGGCGAGGGCAGCCTTGTCTACAATGCTCTGTCATCCCTTGCTTATGAGCTCGAGAAGCTTTACATCGAGGCCAATTACATCATCAATCAGATGTTCGCCGATACCGCCGATTACGAGCATCTCGTTGAGCATGCCGCAAACGTGGGACTCACTCCCAAGGCGGCGACATCCGCCACGGTAGCCATCCGGGCGGATGCAGAGCTGCCTGCAGGGTGGAGAGGATCACTTAAGGGATATAACTACGTGGTGACCGGGCCGCATGAGAGCGAGGCGGGCGTGTACATCGCCACCTGTGAGGAGACCGGGAGCGGAGCCAACGAGCTCACAGGCAAGCTGACTCCCATCG